TCAGAAGTTTCGGATGATCAGTTCATGGCGCTTGGCGCCATTCCCTGAGCCGCCTACTGTGTAGGTAATGTCGACGGTGGTCATGGTTAGGCCGGCGAAAGCCTGACGCATTTCGGGGATGTCGTTGACAGAAATGATCATGTTTCCCTTGATTGATCTGGCGATCTCTGCCATGCGGTCGTATTGATCGAGGTTGAAGTCGACGCTGTAGCCTTCTGTGCCCCAGTACGGCGGGTCGCAGTAGAACAGGGTGTGCGGGCGGTCGTAGCGGCGGATGCACTCAGCCCATTCAAGATGCTCGATGTAGGTCCGCGACAGTCGAAGATGCGCTGCCGACAAGTCCTCTTCGATGCGCATCAGGTTGATGCGTGGCGGGCTGGTGGTTGCTGTACCGAATGTGCGGCCGTTGACCTTGCCGCCAAAGCCTAGCTTCTGCAGGTAAAAGAACCGAGCAGCGCGCTGAATGTCCGTCAATGGCTCGACCGGCGTCGCCTTCAGCCAGTCATACATCTGCCGGCTGGTCAGCGAATACTTGAACTGCCGGATGAACTCCTCCAGATGGTTCTTCACCACCCGGTAAAGCGACACCAGGTCGCCGTTGATATCGTTCAACACCTCGACATCGACCGGCGCCTTCATGAAAAACAGCGCCGCGGCGCCGCAGAAAGGTTCGACATAGCACGAATGCTCCGGAAACAACGGCAGCAAATGCTTTGCCAGCCGGCGTTTCCCGCCGATCCAAGGAACAAGGGGGCTTACTTTCGTCATATTTCAACTGCCTTCAAGGAATGATAGCCTTCGCCCCGCCGTGTGCACGGTGCGGTGCCTTGGCTGAAAGCAGCTCACTCTGCTGGAAGTGGCCTGGCCGGGTGTTGACGCACTCGACCAGGTCGCACCGTCTTAACTACGCCGCCGCCTTCGCCAGCTCATAAGGCTTGAACTTGATCACCTCATCCCCCAGCCACTCGTTCAGCTCCCGCATGCGGCCCTGGTAATAGCCGATCTCATTGGCGTTGAACACCGCCGCCGCCTTCTCGGCATCGCCGAATCCGCCGGTATTGTTCGGCACGATCCCCATCAACTGGGGCGGAACACGATGCATCGCCAGCTGGTCATCGCGGGTGATGTTCTTGATGCCCGCGAACTCATCCTTCGCCGCCACCTCGCTCACCGGAATCAGCTGCAGGCCGTCCTTCTTGCCGTTCGGCGCATACATGAACAGGTTGCGGAAATTCCCCGGCCCCTTCGAATCCCGCAGCGCCTTGCGCAGCGCCTCGACATCAGCGTCCGAATGCGCCGGATCGGTCATATATAAAATGAACCCGGCGTGCGACCCGTTCTTGTAGTACTTGCGCCGGAACAGCGTCGCCGCCTCGTTCAACCAGGCCGAATGCAGCGCCGGTATGTACTCCGGCAACCCGTAAATCTCCTGATCGATGTCCGGCTCCATCAAGTGGAACACTTTTCCCTTCTTGAACTTGTGCTCCTCGTTCCACTTCGGAACAAAGTAGTAAGTCTCCATATCGATCCCGCGCCGCGTGAACTTCGCCTTCGCCGGCTTCATCCGCATCGGCTCGCGCAACATCGAATCCCGCCGCTCAAGATAGGCATTCCCGAACACCAGGAACTCATGGGCGAAAATGGAAAAATCCGTCCGCGACAGCAGCGGGTGCGGCTCATAGCACGACACCAGAATATTCCGCTTCACGTACATCGCCGACGCGTGATGCACCGCCGACCGGCTCGATCGCGACAGCCCATCCATTGAAATCGGCGGCTCGTACCACTTCCCGTTATCCGGGCACTCCAGCAGGCTCAGAATGTCGCGCCGGTCCAAAACCCCCTCCGGATCGCCAAACGTAAAAGCCTCAACCCGGCCACCGCCCGCAGTCGAAGCAACCTCAGCCTTGTCCGAAAACAAAGGCGCCATCAGATCCTTGCTCATCCGAAAATCTCCATCCGTGATTGATTGGTAGCCGATCGGCCTTCCAGCGGCTCGTTCGCCAGCGCGTGCATCGTTGCCCACGCCAGATCGGCATGGCTCGTCGCTTCCGACCGCCCTGCCTCAAAAGTCATCTGGCCGCCGCCGGCCGTCGTTGTCTTCTTGATCGCCATGAAAGCCGCCGCCATGTCCGTCCAGCCAGCGTCGAACTCCATCCGGCCCTTGCCGATCACATCCATCGCCTTCAACACCAGCCGCGTCTTCACCATCGGGCTGTACTGAAAGCCACGCACCCCCGGGTAAAAGTTCTGCACCAGCTCATAGACCAGGTCGCCGATCCCCGTCCGGTCGATGCCGATGAACGTCACGTTGTAAGCCTCGGTCACCCGCTTGATCCGCTCCGCCTGCTCCTCATAGCGCATCCCGGAAAACTGCACCCGGTCAAGAATCCGGAACTTCCCGCCCTCGACCATCGGTGGCGCAATCACCACCAGCGCCGCATTGTCACCAGAGCGCGACGGGTCATAGCCGACCCACACCTCGCGATACCCCATCGGCCGCGCCGCGAACGGCTTGAAGTCATCCCACAGCGTCCAGCTATCCACCATGCAGCGCTGCATCGTCGCCAGGGGGAAAACCGACTCCCCGTCGTCGATGAACATGCACATCAGCAGGTTCATGAATTCGTCCGGCGAATACTCTCGCCGCAGCTGCTCGATATCGAACAGATTGCATCCACCACCCAGCGCATCGAGCACCGTCACAATCTGGCGCCACTGGAAGTCCTCGCACAGCCGCCCATTCTTCAAGGCCGCATGCGATACATCGACCTTCACCTTATCGGCCGTCGACCTACCCTTGTTGAACAGATCGCCCGTCCAGAACGGGTAAGCCTCATGCGACACAGCCGACGGCGTCGAAAAGTAAGTCAGGCGCCAATGCTTGTGCATCGCCATCCCGGAAGCCACCTTGCGGAACTCCTGGAATTTCTGAATCCAGAAATACTCGTCCATGTACACATTGCCGTGATACGACTGGGCCGTCCGGCTATTGGTCCCAAGGAAATACAGCGTCGCCCCGTTCGGCAACACGAAATGCTCGCCCTGCAGCTCAACGTCCGCCGTATCAGCCGCGAACTGCTTGATATACCCCTTGAACACATGCGCCTGTGCCCGCGACGCGCTCAAGAAAATCTGGTTCCTCCCCGTCTCCAGCGCATCGATAAATCCCTCACGGGCGAAATACCACGTTGCCCCGATCTGCCGGCTCTTCAACAGATTGCGCACACGATGCTTCAGCCCAGCCCGGTACCAGCACTCCTGATACGGAAACAGCGACTTCATAAACGCAGCAACCAGCTCCTCCTGCTGCGCCTCGCTGATCGCATTCCGTGCCGGCTGCTTCCTCGTCCCCGCCCGCGTCTTCGCGTTTCGGTTCTCCACCGCCGGATTCAAATCCGCCTCATTACCGCCACCCGTCGAATACTTCTTAACCCGCGCCAACCGCTCCATCTGCCGGCCAAGCAAGTCGATTTCCTTGTAGTCAGCCCCCTCCTTCGGCTCCTTCCACAGCAGTTGGATGTAGCGCGCCTCCGTGCTAGATTCAGCCCGCTCGACAGGTGAATACTCATCCCACTTGTCCCGCCGCTTCCAGCTGTGGATCGTCGTCGCCTTCTCCCCTAGGTGCTCCGAAATGCGGATCACCCGCCAGCCCTGCCAATAAAGGTCACGGGCACGGCGACGCGGATCAAGGTCCGGAGAAACAGCAGAAGGAGGAAGCGCAGCGTTCATGGAAGCCGAGGCTACCCGCGCGCGAGAAACTCGAAGCGCAACGCCGGAAGTAAGACCAAGCCCTACACCCACAAGCCTTTGCCCCGCGCGAAAGGCCGCTCCAAACTGGCTCGGCATCGTTTACCACACGACCCGAACAACGTCAGGAGCAAGACACCATGCCGATTTCCAAGCCTTTCGCCATCGCCACCGAAGGCGCCACCACCGACGGTCGCGTCATCACCGCCGAATGGATCAAACAGATGGCCGAGACCTACGACCCCAAGGCCTACACCGCCCTCGGCAACCTCGAACACTACATGTCGATGATGCCCGACAGCGTCTTCGGCGCCTACGGCAAGGTCGTCTCCCTGAGCACCCGCTTCGCTGACATCCTCGGCGAAAAGAAACTGCAGCTCATGTGCGTATTTGATGCCAGCGACGCCCTGGTCGCCCTGCAAAAAGCCGGACAGAAAATGTTCGCCTCGATGGAAGTCAATCCCAACTTCGCCAAGACCTCCAAGGCCTACCTCGAAGGCCTCGGCTTCACCAACAAGCCCGCCAGCCTCGGCACCGAAATCATGCAGTTCGCTGCCCAGGCCAAAGAAAACCCCTTCGCCGGCCGCAAACGCAACCCCGAGAACCTCTTTACCGTCGCCGAAGAAGTCACCCTTGAATGGGAAACTGAAAAGTCTTCTGGCGACACCCTGTTCAGCAAGGTCAAGGATTTGCTCGGCATGGGCAAAAAGGAAACCGACGCCAACTTCGCCGACATCAGTAAGGCAATCGAAGCGATTGCCCAGTCGCAGAAGGAAATCCTCGACCGCTTCTCCGGTGAAGTTCTTGACAAATTCAGCGTCAGCGAGCGCGACATCAAAACCCTGCGCGAAGAACAAGCCAAGTTCGCCGCCGACTTCGCCGCCCTCAAGGAAACCCTCGGCAAGACCGACGGCGACGACAAGAACCGCGGCACCGCCACCGGCGGCGACGGCACCATCACCACCGACTGCTAACCCGCAACACCACACCCCGAACCTACGGAGCACACCATGCGCAAAGAAACCCGCCTAGCCTTCAACGCCTACACTGCGGCCATCGCCCAACTCAACGGCGTCCCCTCGGCCTGCGAAAAATTCACCGCTACCCCGAGCGTCCAGCAAACGCTGGAAACCAAGATTCAGGAATCCAGCCAGTTCCTGAGCAGCATCAACATGCCACTCGTCACCGACCAAACCGGTGAAAAGATCGGCCTCGGCATCGGCAGCAGCGTCGCCAGCACCACCGACACCACCTCCGCCGACCGCGTCCCGACCGACCCGTCCTCGCTCGACACCAACGGCTACGCCTGCACCCAGACCAACTACGACACCGCCCTCAAGTACTCCAAGATCGACGCCTGGGCAAAGTTCCCCGACTTCCAGACCCGCCTGCGCGACGCCATCGTCCGCCGCCAGGCCCTCGACCGCATCACCATCGGCTTCAACGGCACCAGCCGCGCCGCCACCTCCAACCGTGGTACCAACCCGCTGCTGCAAGACGTCAATATCGGCTGGCTGCAAAAAATGCGCACCAATGCCGCCGCCCGCGTCATGACACAGATCCTCGCCACCGGCAAGATCCAGATCGGTGATGCCGTCGCCTTGACGGCCGGCTACAAGAACCTCGACGCCCTCGTCTTCGACATGGTCAACAACCTGCTCGACCCGTGGTACCGCGAAGACACCGAACTGGTCGTCATCCTCGGCCGCGACCTCTTCGCCGACAAATACTTCCCGCTGATCAACAAGGCCCAGGACAACACGCAAAAGATCGCCGCCGACCTCATCGTCAGCCAGGCCCGCGTCGGTGGCCTGCAAGCCGTCCGCGCGCCATTCTTCCCGGCCAACAAGCTCATGGTCACCCGCCTCGACAACCTGTCGATCTACGCGCAAGAAGGCGCCCGCCGCCGCGCCATCATCGACAACCCGAAGCGCGACCAGATCGAGAACTACGAGTCCTCCAACGACGCCTACGTCATCGAAGACTACGGCCTGGCATGCCTGGCTGAAAACATCGAAATCGTCTAACCGACACCCAGCAGCAAGACGGCGGCCCCCAAAGCCGCCGTCAGTCCCTAAGGAGAACCCCATGCGCCACAGCCCCTGCCGCGCCCACTACGAACAAACCATGGCCGCCGCCCAGCCTGCCGACACCGCCGCCCAGCCGCGCGACCAGCACGCCGCCAACGCCTACGAACTCGTCCTCCTCAAGCTCGCCGAAGACAAACGCCGGCTCAAGGAAGTCAAATCCATGGAGCGCAAGGCCGAAGTCAAAGCCCATCTCCTCCCCGAATACCTGCCGTGGATCGCCGGCGTCCTCGAATCCGAAGCCGGCCGGCAAGACGACGTCCTCATGACCGTCTTCGTCTGGGCCATCGACATCGGCAACTTCGACCTAGCCCTGCAGATCGGCGCCTACGCCATCGAGCACAAGCTCGTCATGCCAGACCAGTACCAGCGCGACGTCCCCTCAGTGCTGGCCGAAGAAATCGCCGACGTCGCCATTAAGGCCGACGACGAACGACGCATTGCCATGCTCTCGTCCCTCGCCATCACCCTCGACCTGACCGCCGGCTGCGACATGCACGACGTCATCCGCGCCAAGATCCATAAAGCCTGCGGCTACGCCCTGCGCGCCGCCGGCAACCTCGAAAAAGCCAGAACCACCCTCGCCCGCGCCCTCGATCTCGACCAGCGCGTCGGCGTCAAAAAAGACATCGAGCGACTCGACGTGCTCATCAAGAACTCGCCTGCCACGGTCGACGCCGAAAAAGCGCCGAAAACCGAATCCGGCTGACACCGAGCGGACCCCGCACCCTGGCGGCTCGGGCGGCACCACTGGCTACCTCCTTGACCAGCGGCCCGCCGCCCGACCACCGCCACCACAGACAAACGGAGCCAACCATGAAATCAACCAGACAAATCATTACCAGCCTACTGGTATCTGCCATGTGCGTTATTGGCGGATATTCTCAAGCCGGCGCCCTCACCGACTACGCCGAAAACAAATCTGTAGACTCCATGCTGCGCGGCCAGGCGCTCGGCGCCCCGGCCACCATGTACATTGGGCTCGCGACCGACACCTGCACTGATTCCGGCTCCGGAACCGAGCCGTCCGGCAATGCATACGCCCGGGTAGCCGTCACCAGTTCGCTGACTAACTGGGCCGGCACGCAATCGGCCGGAAGCACTACCGCATCCAGCGGAACTGGCGGTACGACCAGCAACAACGCAGCCATCACATGGCCGGCCAGTACAGGGGCGTGGGGCACGCTACAGAGCGTGCGCTGGTACGACGCGGCAAGCGCCGGCAATACGTGGATCTGCATCGACCTCTCAGCCCCCCTGTCCGTCTCCGGCGCCGGCTTCACAGTCCAATTCACCGCCGGCCAATTGCAGTTCCAGATCGACAATTAACATGCTCGGCAACTGGATCAAGCAGACGACGACGAGCATCGGCGCTGGCGACATCGTTGTCGCCGGTGTAACGGGATTCCCCGGATTTCACGACCTTTTCGGCCTGCTTAAATATTTCAGCTACACGATCCTGGATGACGCCAGCGGATATCCCATCGAGACCGGCATCGGTCACATGTCGGACAGCAGTACGCTGGTGCGCGACCGGATCACGGCGACCTACATAGCCGGCGTTTATAACGCTACGACGCCAGTTGCCGCAGCGTTACCGGCCGGCACGAAGCGGGTCATCTGCTCCGGCGATGCATCCATGTTCGACATGACGATCCCGGCAATCGAGGATTGCGGTGGTGCCGACGGTCGCCGCGTTGCCGTCACCCCGTCCGGAACGCTGGGTACGCTCACCCTGACGGCAGACAGGTTGTATCAGTTCCCACTGTATTTCCCCGCCGGACTGACGTTTGACACGCTCTACGCCGACATTTCGACCGCCGCCGCCGGCGCGCACATCCAATTCGGCGTCGCGGCCTGTAAACCGGACGGTTCGGCCGGCGCATTGCTGCTGACCAGTGGTGAGCAGCCGGCATCGGCAGCCGCCATGCTGGCCGCAGATGTTGGCGTACAGCGCCTGGCCCCTGGCTATTACTGGGGCTTGATGATCTGCGATGCGAACGTCGGCGTCAGATCCTGCGCGATGGTGGTTGAGGCACATGCAGGCTATCAGACCTCAACCGCGCGATACAGAAACTCGCATGGATATGTCGAGCAGACCTACGGAGCACTGCCGAGCGCGATACCAGCAATGACCACCCGCATCTCAAACGCGACATCCGGGCAAACCCCTCTGCTGTGGGCTGGAGGCATATGATCGATTTAAAAAACAAGGGCGCCTTTGCCGGACTTTTCGCCGCCATCGCCGCGGCAGGGCACTCCTGCGTCATCCGCAACAGCCTGCCGATATCGTCGGACGATACCGCCGTCCAGGCCATCGTCGACGGATACACCCTGGACGATGCGCGCGCCGAGGTCACCGAGCGCATCGACGCCCTGGCCAAAGCCAAGCGCGACGCCGTTGTAGCCTCGATATCGCCGGCCGAAATGGCCTCGTGGTCAATCAAACGCGCCGAGGCTGGCGCCTACGACGGCACCGACGTCAGCGCGCCATTTCTCGCCGCAGAAGCGGCGGCCAGGGGCGTGACGACGGCCGCTTTGGTCGCCAAGGTCATACAAAAAGGCGCCATGCTGTCCGGGCTTGAGGCGGCTATATCCGGCACCTCCGGCCGTCATGGCGACGCTGTCAAGGGGCTCGACACATTCGAGGCCATCGCGGCCTACGATTACTCAACCGGCTGGACTGTCTGATGATCGGCGCCGAATCAATCGGGTTATCGCCAGTCGGCCTATGGGGCGATGTCGCCACCGCCGGTGGCGGATCAACCCTCAACGCCAGCGCCACCGGCCAAGCGCAATCAACCGGCTCGGCCACGCTCGCTGCCCAGGTCGCCCTATCCGCCGTCGGCGTATCCATCGCCGACGGCTCTGCCAACCCCGCCGTAACAATCCCGCTTTCCGCCGCCGGCCTCGCCGTGTCTGATGGCAGCGCTAACGGCACCGCCACTGTCACCATCAGCGCCGCCGCCCTCGCTTCCGCTGCCGGAATCGCCGGTCTGTCGGCCACTGTGCTGCTGGCCGGCGCCGGCGCCGCGCAAGCCGCCGGGAACGCCGACCTGGCCGCCCAGCTAACTGCACTGGCTACCGGGTCAGCGCAGGCGTCTGGCACCGCCAATCTGACCGGTGGCGCCCCGGGCGCCTTATCGGCATCCGGTGCGGCTGTCGCCAGCGGGGCGGCTGTGCTGTCGATCACGGTCGGCCTCGTCGCCACGGGAGGCGCTCACTCCGCCGGATCCGCCACGGCACAGGCCAGCGCGCCCGGCGCCATCAGTGCTGCCGGCAGCGCCAACGCCTCCGGCTGGGCATCACTGTCCAGCCTGGTCACCATCACCGCCGCCGGATTCGCCCAAGCCATGGGCTCCGGCGCCATCACCGTCGACGTCTCGCTATCCGCTACCGGGGCCGCTCAATCCGCTGGCTTGGCGTCGGCAACCATGGCCGGCCTGGTCCGAAACTACTGCCTATCTGCCGCCGCTGCGCGCCGCATCACCCGCATAACCCATAGCGCCGACCGGCTGACCACGATCCATCACGGAGTAACCCATGGCCGCTGAACCGTTTATCCCGGGCGAAGTCGCCACGCTGACGATGCGTGTTACCACGCTCGACGGCATCTCCGCCGACCCTGGCACCATCACCCTGAAAATAGAGTCACCCGCTTCCGGCGTCGCCGACTACATCTACGGCGTCGCCGCAGAAATCGTCCGTGACGGCGAAGGCCTGTACCGCGCCGAGATTCCGCTTAACGTCGCCGGCCGCTGGTACTACCGCTGGGATCTCGCATCACCCAACGCCGGCGCCGTCGAGGGAAGCATCGAAGTCAAGCGCTCCCGCTTCGTTCAGTCCTAGCCCGCCGCCATACATCCGACCGCCCTTTCCCGCGCGCGAACGGCACAGCACCATGCCGTCATCACCTTCCACCAGGCCGCGCCGACATGATCGTCAATGCCCCAAGCACCCCTGAATCAGAGACGCCTATCACCATCGGCGCCTTCTGGCCTGACATCGAACCCTTTGAAATCCGCGAAGCTCAGCGCCTCGACAACACCGTCACCCCGCCCCGCCTGCGCAGCGCCATCATCGAATCCGCCTCTACAACCATCGAAGCCCTGGCCGCCTGGAAGATCGCCCAGATCGCCATCGGCTACACCACGCTATCGGTCGTTCCCTCAGACGAAATAGACGGATCCACCATCATCGAGCACCGCTTCAAGCGCGCCGTCGGCTCCCTCGCCAAAGCCCTGCTCATGGAGCGCTACCGCGATTTCGACGCCTCCGCCAAAGGCGACAAGCGCGCCGAAGCCCTCACCGACCCCATCGACGACTGCCGGCGCGACCACCTCAACGCCATCGCCGACATCACCGGCCGCACCCGCTGCACCATCGAGCTCATCTGATGCAAGTCCGAGCACACCAGGGCGACACCCTCGACAACCTCTGCCACCGCCACCTCGGCAGCAGCGCCTATGTCGAAGCCGCGCTTGAACTAAACCCCGGCCTCGCTGCCGTTGGCCCCATTCTCGCCAATGGACAGGCAGTCACCCTGCCCGAAGAAACTACCGCCACCCCGGCCAATACCAACCTGATTCAACTCTGGGACTAGACCCGCCATGTCCGAACCGACCACCCCCCTCCTCGCCACTGGCGGCCTCACCCTGCTCGGCTTCGCCACCGGTCTGCACCCCATGCTCCTCGTCGCCGGCTTCGTCGGCTGCTGGTGGTACAACAGCTACCTCCCCGAAATCACCCTTGGCCAGCGCATCGCCAGCGGTATCATCGCCGCCCTCGTCGCCAGTTGGGTCACCCCGCCCGTCATCACCTGGCTGACCGGCCTCGCCTGGTGGCCTCCTACCGTACCGGCGCTCACCGTCGGTTTCCCCGGCGCGCTCGCCGTCGGATTTTTGACCCACAAGGTCCTCGGCCCCCAGCTCCTGCGCATCGCCCAGAAAAAAGCGGAGGACATAGCATGACCACCCCCCTGGCCAACATCATCCTCAACCTCGCCGCCATCGCCTGCGCCGCGCTCATCCTCTACCGCGCCGAGCCGGCCATAGCCCGCATGGGCCGCGGCACCCAGACCCTCATCCGCTACGCCATGCTTCTCCTCGCCGGCGGCGCCCTCGCCATCATCCTAACTATCCTCTCCGGCGCCAGCGTCGACCTCCCAACCCTGCTCCTGCTCGCCGGCATCGCCCTGCTCCTCATCTGCGAACGCCGCCTGCGCTACCTCATCACCCGCCCGGGAGACCGCCATGCATAACGGAGACACCGGCGCCGCCGTCGCCACCCTGCAACGCCAGCTCAACGACGCCGGCTTCAAACTCACCGTCGACGGCTGGTTCGGACTATCCACCGAACAAGCCCTAATCGCCTTCCAGCGCCGCGCCAACCTCGTCGCCGACGGCATCGCCGGCCCCAAGACCATCGCCGCCCTCACCAGCCGCGACCGCGACCACCGCCTCCTCTCCGAATACGACCTCGAAGCCGCCGCCATCCGCCTCGGCATCCCCGTCGCCGCCATCAAAGCCGTCAACCTCGTCGAAAGTCGTGGCCCTGGCTTCGGCGTCAATGGCAAGCCCGTCATCCTCTACGAACGCCACGTCGCCTATCGACTACTTGCCGAAGCCGAACTCGAACCCGACATATTCGGCAAAAAATTCCCGAACTTGATCAACCCAAAGCGCGGTGGCTATGCCGGCGGCAGTGCCGAATGGTCAAGGCTATCCAGCGCCCGCCAGATCATGCCCGTCGAAATAGCCGACGCCGCCTGCAGCTGGGGCCAGTACCAGATCATGGGCTACCACTGGCAGCTTCTCGGCTACGACAGCATCGAACAATTCGTCGCCGCCATGCACCGCAGCGAAGCCGACCAGCTCGACGCCTTCTGCCGCTACATCGAAGCCGCCCCCGCCATCCACAAAGCCATCAAAGCCAAAAAGTGGGCCACCTTCGCCAGCCTCTACAACGGCCCGGCCTACAAAGACAACCTCTACGACGTCAAACTCGCCCGCGCCTTCGAGCGCTTCACCCCGTCCGAACAGGCCGCCGCATGAAACCCCTTCTCCGCGACGAACTCATCGCCCTCCTCCTCGACGACCAGCAAAACCACCCAGCCGACAACTGGCCCATCGAGATCCGCGACCGCTGGGTCGTCAGCCCGCCGCAAGTCCTCAAGCGCTGCACCATCGACCGCGTCATCGTCCTGCGCGGCGAACCCCCCATCACCCTCGTGCACCCCAACTACCGAGGCTGACATGCTCCCCTCGCCCACCCTCTTCGGCATCAATACCGCCGTCCTCAAATGGACGGTCATCGCCGCCCTCGTCGCCGCTGCCGTCCTCGCCACCTACCGCCACGGCCACCACGTCTGCCAAGGCGAAGTTGCCGCCGCCCAACTCGACATCGCCCTCGCCTACGCCGAGAAGATCGTCGCCAATGGCGAAAAAGCCGACAAACTAGCCGCCGAAAACAACGCCCTGCGCGCCGCCCAGGCCCCCAAAGACCGCACCATCATCAAAGAGGTCACCCGTTATGAATTTCTCGAACCGCCTGGCAACCGCTGCACTCTGCCTGGCACTTGGCGCCTGCTCCACGATGCCGCTGCCACCGGCCAGCCCCCCGCCACCGAAGCCGGACCCCTGGCTGCTCGAGCCGCCGACCCCGTTGAAGACACTGCCGCCCTCCAAACGCTTGCCGACAACTACATCGCCTGCCGCAACGACGCCGCCAAACTAGAAGCCTGGCAGCGCCGCTACAAAGCCATCGAGGCCGCCCATGAAAAAACCGACTGAACTCCGCGCCCACCTCACCCAGTGGGTGCCAGACCTCGCCGCCAACCCCGACAAGTTGCACGTCTTCATCGAGCGCGGCGCCATCGCCACCAAGATCGGCGCCGGCCTCGGCTACCAGTACGCCTACACCGTCCAGATCATCATCACCGACTTCGCCGAACCCGCCGACGTCCTCATGGTCCCGCTCCTCGTCTGGCTGCAGACCAACCAGCCCGACCTCCTGCAGGACCCAGTCCGCCGCGACAAGGCCATCGCCTTCGAAGCCGAAATCGTCAATCACGAAGAGATCGACATCGCCATCACTATCGACCTCTCCGAGCGCGTCATCGTCAGCCCCGTCCTCGGCGGCTACCAATGCACCCACCTCGGCGAACCGCAACTCCCGGACGAGACCGGCACCATTCCCTGGCAGAGCTACCTGCAAGGAGAACTGATCGCCGCCACCGATGGCTGACATCGACGCCCTCGACGCCTACGCCGCCGACCTCATCGCCAGCCTGCAGCCGGACGCCCGGCGCGAACTCGCCCTGCGCATCGCCAAAGAACTGCGCCCGCGCAACCAGAAACGCATCGCCGCCCAGACCAACCCCGACGGCACCCCATTCGAGCCGAGAAAACCGCAGCTGCGCCACAAGACCGGCAAGATCAAGCGCCAGATGTTTAGCAAGCTGCGCACCGCCAAATACCTCAAAGCCACCGCCACCGAAAACGAAGCCATCGTCGGCTTCACCCGCGAGGTATCGCGCATCGCCCTCGTCCATCACCACGGCCTGCGCGATCGCGTCAACAAAAAGACCGGCCTCGAAGCCAAGTATCCCGAGCGCCAGCTCCTCGGCATCCCCGACGACGACCAGGCCCTGATCGCCGAAATCGTCACCGCCCATCTAGCCGACCGGCTGTAACCGCCACCCCTACACTCGCCCGCTCGCCCCGCGCGCGCAAAGCCCCGGCATCATCGGCCCCATGGACCTGATCGAACTCTCCCGCCGGATGGAAAACGTCATCCGCATCGGCACCATCCACAGCATTGACCACGCTGCGGTCCGCGTTGTCGTCAAAATCGGCAAGATCGAAACAGAATGGCTCCCCTGGCTCGAACACCGCGCCGGCCAAACCACCACCTGGGACCCGCCCACCGTCGGCGAACAAGTCACCGTGCTCTCCCCGAGCGGAGAACTCGCCGGCGGCATCGTCCTGCGCGGCCTCAACAGCACCGCCATCCAGCCGCCCAGTCACAGCCCGGACACCCACGTCATCCGCTTCCCCGACGGCGCCGTCATCAGCTACGACCACGCCGCCAGCCACCTCGACGCTAGCGGCATCCAGACAGCCCGCATCGAAGCCGCCGTCAGCATCACCCTCGACACGCCCCTGACCCACATCACCGGCCAGTGCGTCATCGACGACCTGCTCACCTACCACAACGGCCTCGCCGGCTTCGGCGGCACCGAAGGCAACGGCAGCGTCATCACCGGCGACATCCGCCACGTCAACGGCGAGCACGAACAAACCAACGTCACCCAGGTCGGCACCGGCGGCGAGATCACCAGCAACGGCAAAACCCTGCACACCCACACCCACCCGGGTGATTCCGGCGGCACGACAGGGGCTCCGTCATGACCGGCATGTCCCGCGAAACCGGCCAGGCGCTCGACGAAGCCGCCCACATCAGCCAGTCCATCCGCGACATCCTGACCACCCCGGTCGGCTCCCGCCTCATGCGCCGCACCTACGGCTCGCTGCTCCCCGAACTCATCGACCAGCCCGCCAACCCAGCCAACCGCCTGCGCCTCATGGCCGCCGCCGTCATGGCCATCATCCAGTGGGAACCGCGCGTCACCATCAGCAACGTCAGCCTGCAGCTCGCCATGGACGGCACCGCCACCATTGATCTCACCGCCACCCGGCGCGGCGGCCAGCGCAGCGGCAACCGCCTCAATATCTCGGTACCCATCCAGTGACCATCGATCTCGCCAGCCTCGCCGCCCCGGAAGTCGTCGAAACCATCGTCTTCGAAACCATCGTCCAGCAGATCAAGGACGACTTCATCGCCCGCGAGCCCGATTTCGCCGAAATCCTCGACCTAGAATCAGAGCCCATCGTCAAGCTCATCGAAGCCTACGCCTACCGAGAAATGCTCGTTCGCGCCCGTTACAACGACGAAGCCCGCGCCCTGCTCCTGCCTTTTGCCATGGGCGGAAACCTCGACCACATCGGCGCCACCTACTACCAGGAAGAGCGCCTCGTCGTCACCCCGGCCGACAACACCACCATCCCGCCGACGCCAGCGGTCATGGAAAGCAACGCCGACTACCGCAACCGCCTGGCCTTGAAGCCAGAAAGCTGGTCCGTCGCCGGCCCGCGCGACGCCTTCAAGTTCCACGCCATCAGCGCCGACGGCCAGATCAAGGACGCCAGCGTCACCAGCCCCGAAGGCGGCACCACCGAAGTCTTCATCCTCACCCGCACCGGCAACGGCCTGCCCACCGCCCCGCAGATCGCCACCGTCCTCGCCGCCCTCAACGGCGAAACCGTCCGCCCGCTCTCCGAAGCCGTCATCGTCACCGCCCCGACCATCGTCGACTACACCCTTGAGCTGTCGCTCACCCTCTTCCCCGGCCCCAGCACCGAGCTCGTCACCAGCGCCGTGCAAACCGCCCTCGCCGCCTTCGCCGCCAACAGCCACCGCCTCGGTACCGACATCATCCGCAGCGCCATCGACGCCGCCGCCCACGTCGCCGGCGTCAAGAAGGTCGTCATCACCGCCCCGGCCGCCGACATCGTCTGCACCGCCGGGCAAGCCCCCTACTGCACCGCCATCACCGTCGCCATCGCCGGCATCGAATCCTGACCATGGCCGACACCGATCTCCTGCCGCCATCCAGCACCCCGCTCGAACGCGCCATCGCCCGCAGCGCCGGCGCCCGCTTCGCCGCCCTGCCCGCCGTCGTCGCCAGTCTGTGGAACGCCCAGACCTGCCCGCCGGCCATCCTCCCATGGCTCGCCTGGGCCATGTCCGTCGACGAATGGAACGAACAGTGGGGCGTCGACAAAAAGCGCGCCGTCATCGCCGAGTCGCGCCTCATCCACCAGCAGAAAGGCACGGTCGCTGCTATCCGCCGCGCCCTCACCGCCATCGGCCAGCCCGACGCCATCATCATCGAGCGCGGAAACTACGTGAGATACAACGGTGCAGTTTCCTACGATGGATCATCGAACCACCAGGGATCAGGCGGCTGGGCTAGCTACCGCGTAATCCTGAAATCCGCCTGCACCATAGAACAGGCCTACCAGATAAAGCGCCTTCTCAACGCCGTCCAGCGCAACTGCATTGTTCTTACCGCCATCGATTTCCGCGCCGCCACCAACAGTTACAACGGCGCTATTACCCACAACGGTGCTTATACCCACGGCGTCGTCGACACCACGCTATAGGAGTTTTCATGTCAGATCTCTCAGAAACCTCAGTTTGGGAAGCAGGTATCCGCCAATTGGATGAAGCAGACCCAGTCCAGGGCGGCCCGGGCGGAGTTAGCAACCTCCAGCCCCGCCAGCTCGCCAACCGCACCCTGTATCTGAAAAACATCGTCGAAGCGCTCGGTGCCGGCAAGCTCGACCTCTCCGCCATCGCCAGCCAGGCGCAAGCCGAAGCCGGCGCCGACAACACCAAGTGGATGACCCCGCTGCGTGTCGCCCAGGCCATCGCCGCCCTCGCCTCGATCGCCATGGCTACCGACACCTCAGCCGGCAAGGTCGAACTGGCTACCAACGCCGAAACCATCACCGGCACCGACACCACCCGCGCCACCCACCCGGCCGGCGTCAAGGCCGCCATCGCCGCCGCCGTCGCCGCCGTAGTCAATTCGTCGCCGCCCACCCTTGATACGCTCAACGAACTGGCCGCCGCCCTCGGCAACGACCCCAACTTCGCCACATCGATCGCTACCCTGATCGCCGGCAAACAGGCCTCCGACGCCACCCTGACCGCCCTGTCCGGACTCACCACCGCCGCCAACCAGATGCCCTACAGCACCGGCGCCGACGCCTTTGCCATGACGTCCCTGACCGCCTTCGCCCGTACCCTGCTCGATGACGCCGATGCAGCCACCGCACGTGCCACGCTTGGTCTGTCAGGAAGACCGGGGCATACATATGCAGCAAATGATTGGATGCCGCTGGGCGACGGAATAATTCTTCAGTGGGGAACGACCGCATCCATTGCAAGTAACGCCAGTTCGGGAACCATAACTTTCCCGATAGCCTTCCCTTCAAATGCAGCCTACGTAAACATAATCGGCGTTGGCGCAGTCACTGCGGGTTCAAATACGAACCTCAGCTTGGCAACAAAGACGGCGGCGAATTTTTCTTTCATTAATTCATACCTGAGCACCGAAGCATTTAACTGGATTGCCATTGGCTATTAAGGAGAAATTAATGTTCTACTCAAAATCAACAGGCGGCTTCTACTCCACTGGAATTCACAGCCAGAACATCCCCGCCGACGCCGTCGAAATAACCGACCAGGAACATAAAGACCTGCTCGCCGGCCAGTCAGCCGGAAAGCGCATAGTTCCGGGTCAGTCCGGCCATCCCGTCCTGGCCGATCAACTTCCACCCACCCCGGAACAAGTCGCCGCCACCTACGCCGCTGCCGTCCAGTCGCACATGGACGCCGCCGCCGTCGCTGCCGGCTACGACGACATCAAGACCGCCGTCACCTACGCCGACGAAGCTGCCGTCGCCCGCTTCCAGACCGAAGGCGCCGCCTTCCGTGCCTGGCGCTCGCTGTGCTGGGACTACTGCTACACCCAGCTTGCCGCCGTCCAGTCCGCCACGCGCACCCAGCCGACCGTCGCCGAACTCATCGCCGAACTGCCGGACCTGGTCCTGCCATGATCTGGCTCGTCTATCTCATCGTCGCCATCTGGCTGGCCGTCTGGATCGGCTCCGTCGCCTTCGCCTTCCACATCAACGGCCGCGCCGCCTGGCACTACGCCCTGCGCTCGCCCTTCTTCTGGCTCGTCATCCTCGCCCGCTACCTCGTCGCCTTCCCGGCCGTAAAGTGGTTCTCGAAAGATTTCAAGCTGCTCACCCCCTTCCGTTGGCTAGACACCATCGACAACGACCTGCGCGGCGACCATGGCCACCAGACCGAGCACATCATCGGCCAAGACCCGGGCGCCTGGTGGAATCAAGTCCTCTGGCTGTGGCGCAACGGCGGCAACCATTTCAACTACTTCACCATCGGCGTCGCTGATGCCACGGCGCCACCCTGGGCATTCTGGAACAAGGTCGCCATCCCGCTGCCCTTCGGCTGGTTTCTCGACTTCCGCACCGGCTGGTCGCCCGAAGGCCCCAAGCAAGGCCGCCGCAAATACGTCATGACCGTCCGCTTCAAGACCAAACCATGACCGGCCGGGCGTAAGCGCCCGACCTACACCCGCCGACCAGCGACACCCGCGCGCGCGTTCGGCACCATGGGCAGCGTCACCTCAAAGGAGCTGCCCATGCCCACCGAATACCACCACGGCGTCCGCGTCGTCGAACTCTCCGACGGCCGCCGTCCGATCCGCGTCATTGAAACCGCCGTCATCGGCCTCGTCGCCACCTCGTCCGACGCCGACGCCGCCTTCTTCCCGCTCGATACCCCGGTCCTCGTCACCGACATCCTCGCCGCCATCGGCAAGGCCGGCACCAACGGCACCCTGGCCGCCGCCCTCGATGCCATCGCCGACCACGGCGGCGCCGTGGTCGTCGTCGTCCGCGTCGCCGCCGGCGTCGATGAAGCCGCCACCAACACCGCCCTCATCGGCACCGTCACCGTCGACGGCCAATACACCGGTATGAAAGCCCTGCTCGCCGCCCAGGCCAAGCTCGGCGTCAAGCCGCGCATCCTCGGTATCCCCGGCCTCGACACCCTGCCCGTCGCCACCGAACTCGCCCTCATTGCCAAGCAGCTGCGCGCCTTCGCCTACGTCAGCGTCAACGGCTGCGCCACCAAAGAAGCCGCCGTCGCTTACCGCGACAACTTCGGCGACCGCGAAGTCATGGTCATCTGGCCTGACTTCATCGGCTGGGACACCGTCACCAGCGCCAATGCCACCTTCCCCGCCGTCGCCCGCGCCCTCGGCCTGCGCGCCAAGCTCGATGAAGAGCAAGGCTGGCACAAGACCCTGTCCAACATCGAAGTCAGCGGCGTCACCGGCATCAGCAAGGACGTCTTCTTCGACCTGCAGGACCCGGCCACCGACGCCGGCTACCTCAACAGCAACGAGGTGACAACCCTGATCCGTCGCGAAGGCTTCCGTTTCTGGGGCTCGCGCACCTGCAGCGCCGACCCGCTCTTCGCCTTCGAAAACTACACCCGCACCGCCCAGGTCCTCGCCGACACCATCGCCGAAGCCCACATGTGGGCCGTCGACAAGCCGATGAACCCGACGCTGGTCAAAGACATCATCGAAGGCATCAACGCCAAGGGCCGCGAACTCGTCGCCCTCGGCTACCTGATCGGCTTCAACTGCTGGTACGACCCCACGGTCAACGACGAAGTCACCCTCAAGGCCGGACAGCTGTATCTCGACTACGACTACACCCCCGTCCCCCCGCTCGAAAACCTCATGTTCCGCCAGCGCATCACCGATCGCTACCTGGCCGACTTCGCCGCCCGCATCGGCGCCTGATAGGAGCACACCATGGCACTCCCCCACCAGCTCAAGAACCTCAACGTCTACGCCGACGGCAACAGCCTCATGGGCGTCATCGAAGAAGTCGCCCTGCCCAAGCTCGCCCGCAAGATGGAAGCCTTCCAGGGCGGCGGCATGGTCGCCCCGGTCGACGTCGATCTCGGCCTCGAAAAGCTCGAACTCGGCCTCACCTGCGGCGGCGGCTACGTCCTTGAGATCATCAAGCAGTTCGGCCTCGGCAAAGCCAACGGCGCCCTCGTCCGCTACGCCGGCGCCTACCAGCGCGACGACACCGGCGACGTCGCATCCGTCGAAATCGTCACCCGCGGCCGCTACAGCGAAATCGACTTCGGCAGCGCCAAGGTCGGCGACAAGAGCACCGTCAAGGCCACCGTCAGCCTGAGCTACTACAAGCTGATCGTCGACGGTGTCGTCCTCATCGAAGTCGACGCCCTGGCCTTCATCTACATCGTCAACGGCGTCGACATGCTCGACAAGCAACGCAAGGCCATCGGCCTGGCTTAACGCCGCCTAACCGATGTCTCCGACATTGATGTCGGAGACATCGCGCACCACCCAAGGAGACCCCATGCACCTCGCCACCATCGAACTCGGCTTCCCGCTCAAGCGCGGCGAAACCGAAATCACCACCATCACCCTGCACAAGCCGAATTCCGGCCACCTGCGCGGCGTCAACCTGCGCGCCTGCATGGAGATGGACGCCGACTCCACCGTTACCCTCGTCCCGCGCATCAGCGACCCCAAGATCCTGCCGCAGGAAATGATCGCCATCGACCCCAGCGACCTCCTGCAGATGGCCGCGGCCATTGCAAATTTTGTCTTGCCGCCTTCCTTGATTGCGGAGGCGGCGAAGAGCGTCCAGTCACCGACCGAGTAGAAACCTTTATGGCCGACATCGCCGCCGTCTTCCACTGGTCGCTGGAAAGCATGGAGGCCATGTCCCTTGAAGAACTCATCGACTGGCGTCAGCAAGCCGCCGAACGCAGCCCCGGAGCAGAGCAATGAGCAGCACCCTTGAACTGAAAGTCGTCTTCGCGGCCATCGACAAGTTTCTCAAGCCGGTCAACGCCATCACCAAGGGCGCCAGCGCGGCGGCCAAAGCCATGCGCGACAACACCGCGCGCATGAAAGAGTTCAACAAGACCGTCGACAACATCGACGCCTTCAAGAAGCTCGAAAAAGACGCGGCCATCGCCGCCAACACCTTCGCCAAGAACCAGCGCGCCGTCGACGAACTCAAGGCCGCCATCGCCAAGGCCGGCGTCCCGACCAAGGCCATGGCCAGCGAACTCGCCACCCTGACCAAACGCAGCGAAGAACTCCGCCAGAAACACCAGTCACTGACCCGCGGCGAACAGGCCCTCTTCGAAAAACTCAAGGCCGCCGGCATCGACACCGGCAAACTCGCCGAACACCGCCGCCAGCTCGCCAGCGCCAGCGCCGACGCCGCCAACCAGAGCCGCCGCCTGGCCAGTGCCCTCGACGCCGAAAACCAGAAAATGCGCCGCCTGCGCGCCGCCCAGGCCGACATGGCCAAAGCCCGCCAGCGCGCCGGACAACTCGCCGTCACCGGCGCCGGCATTGCCGCCGCCGGCGCTGCCGTGGGTCTGCCGGCCGGCAAAGCCGCCAAGGACTTCGCCGACTTCGAAACCGCCATGCTCGGCGTCGCCCGCCAGATGGACGGCGCCCGCGACGACAGCGGCAAAGTCACCCGCACCTACTGGGAAATGGCCGCCGCCATCAAGGCCATGAGCGAACGCCTGCCCGGTACCGCCAACGACATCGCCAGGATCGTCGAAGGCGGCGCCCGCATGGGCATTCAAGGCAAAGAAAACCTGCTCATCTACGCTGAAACAACCGCCATCATGGCCAGCGCCTTCGACCTCCCCGTCGACCAGGTCGGCGAAGACGTCGGCAAGATCAGCCAGCTCTATAAAGTCCCCATCAAGGACATCAAGGCGCTGGGCGACACCATCAACTGGCTCGACGACAACGCCCTGTCCAAGGGCGGCGACATCATCGACGTCATGAAGCGCATCGCCGGTACCGCCGACATGGCCAAGATGTCCTTCAAGGAAGCCGCCGCCCTCGGCTCCACCTTCCTGAGCCTCGGCGCCAACAGCGAAGTCGCCGCCAGCGCCAGCAACGCCATGATTCGCGAACTCGCCGTCGCCAACATGCAGAGCAAGCGCTTCAAGGGCGGGCTGGCCATGCTCGGCCTCGACAGCAACACCGTCCAGTCCGGCATGGGCAAGAACGCCACCGGCACCCTGATCAGCGTCCTCGAAAAGATCAAGGCCCTCTCCGGCGACAAGCAGCTCGAAGCCGCCACCCGCCTTTTCGGCAAGGAATTCGGCGACGACGCCGCCAAGCTGGCCAGCAACCTCGGCGAATACCGCCGCCAGCTCGAACTGGTCAACGCCGCCAACGCCAAAGGCTCGATGGACCGCGAGAACCAATCCCGCGCCGACACCCTCAACCAGCGCATCGAGAACGCCAGGGATTCCTTCACCAACCTCTCCACCGACCTCGGCAAGCACCTCAAACCGGCCATCGCCGACACCCTAGAAAAGACGCTCTCCGTCGTCCAGGCCGTGCGCGAATGGTCAGCCGAAAACCCGCGCCTGTCTGGCGGCATCATGACCACCATCAAGTGGCTGGCCATCGCTTTGACGGCCATTGGCGGCCTCACCGTCGCCGCCGGCGCCATCCTCGTCCCGCTCGCCGCCCTCAAGTTCTCCATGGTCACCCTGGGCCTGTCCGGTGCCGGCGCCTTCGGCATGATCGCCACCGGCATCCGTATCGTCAGCGCGGCCCTGCTCACCAACCCCATCGGCCTAACCCTGACCGGAATCGCCACCGCCGCCATCTTGATTTACAAAAACTGGGACTGGCTGAAAGGCAAATTCGCCGCCATCCTCGACAGCCTCATCGCCCGCATCAACAAGTTCAAGGAAAACATGCGGATTCTGTCGGGCGGGTTTCTCTTCGGCGACTCCAAAAGCACCCCGACCCGCAGCTCGGTAACCTCGACCCTATCCGCCTCGCCCATCCTCAAGCAGGCCGCCGCCGGCGCCTCCTACCAGCTCAATTTCCATACCCCACCGGGTACCGACAACCGCGACCTCGCCGCCCAGGTCGGCCGCGAACTCGAACGCATCGAAGCCCGTAAAGCCGCCCGCCAGCGCGGCGCCCTCAGAGACACGGAGTAAGCATGAGCCCGTCTGACATCGCCCTTGGAATAAAGGCCCTCGCCGTCGTCATCGGCACCGTCGGCCTCATGGCCGTCCTCTACTTCGTCGGCCAATACCTCGCCGACGACCAGTCCGACCGCCTCATCCGCAAGCTCGACCGGTACAACTGACATGTACGGCCTCCCCCAAGTCTCCATGATGATGGCCCTCGGCCTCTTCGTCTTCGGCCTGCACACCGCGCCCTACCAGCAGCTGCAGCGCCAGGTATCGTGGCGCCACCCGTCCGCCTCCCGCGTCGGCGCCCGGCCCTCCCGTCAGTTCGCGGGTCCCGGCGACGACATCATCACCCTCTCCGGCGTTCTATACCCCGAGCTGACCGGCGGCAAACTCACGCTAGAAGCCATCAAGGCCATGGCCGACGAAGGCATGGCCTGGCCGCTCATCGAAGGCACCGGCCTCGTCTACGGCCTCTTCGTCATCGAAGACGTCAGCGAAACGCACAGCGAATTCTTCCCCGACGGCGCCCCGCGCAAGATCGAGTTCTCCCTGCGCCTCGCCCGCACCGACGACAACCCCAGCCTCATGGGCACCCTCGGCAAGCAGCTCCTCAGCCTGCTCAACCTCAAGTAAGCACCGTGCTCGATCCCCGCGCCCTCCTCAAGACCGAACCCCACCCGCGCGCCGTCGTCGAACTCACCGTCGACGGCGTCAGCCTGACCAGCATCATCCGCCAGCGCCTCATCCAGCTCACCCACACCGACAACCGCGGCTTCGAAGCCGATACCGTCGAAATCGAACTCGACGACACCGACGGCAAACTCGACCTTCCCCCGCGCGGCGCCACCATCACCCTTGCCCTCGGCTGGGCCGCCAGCGGCCTCGTCCCCAAAGGCACCTACACCGTCGACGAAGTCGCCCACCGCGGCGCCCCAGACACCCTGAGCATCCGCGCCCGCAGCGCCGACCTCGCCGCCGGACTCACCACCCAGCGCGAACGCTCCTGGCACAACATCACCCTCGGCGCCCTGATCCAGACCATCGCCATCGAGAACGACCTCAAATCCTCCATCCACGGCAGCTACTTCGCCATCGTCATCGACCACCTCGACCAGACCAACGAATCCGCCGCCAACCTGCTCACCCGCCTGGCGCAAATGCACGACGCCATCGCCACCGTCAAGAACGGCACCCTCCTCTTCACCCCGGCCGGCGCCGGCGTCACCGCCAGCGGCAAGCGCATCCCGGCCGTCACCATCACCCGCCAGAGCGGCGACAGCCACGACTTCACCCTCGCCGACCGCCAGACCTACCAGGCCGTCATCGCCCACTACCACGACATCGGCGGCGCCATCAAAGGCAAAGTCACCTGGGGCGACGTCGAAGACAGCGCCGAACGCGGCAAACTCCCCGTCCAGACCCCGGCAGTCACCGGCCAGCACAAAGCCCTGAGCAAAACAAGCCCGACCCGCGCCAAAGCCCTGCGCGCCGCCCGCCTAGCATGGCAAGCCCTCAAGAAAAACAAGGCCGCCCGCGCCGCCTACGTCGGCATCAAAGCCAAATACGACGACCGCAACCTCAACGTCAGCGGCGAAGTCACCTACGGCCAGGCCGACGACGACAAGAAACTCACCGCCGCCCAGCGCCGCGCCGCCGCCGACGCCGGCAAACCCGGCAGCACCAACGCCTTCGAGCGCACCGCCGACAACGCCAAAACCCTGCGCCACGTCTATTCCAGCCGTGCCAACGCCATCCGCGCCGCCCGTGCCGAATGGCGCCGCCTGCAACGCGGCATGGCCACCTTCAGAATCACCAAAGCCGAAGGCGACCCCACCCTCTTCCCCGAAACCCCGGCCACCGTCAGCGGCTTCAAACCGCAGATCGATAACACCGACTGGATCATCGCCCGCGTCACCAACACCCTCACCGCCGACGCCGGCTACACCCAGCGCCTCGAATTCGAAATCAAGGCCACCGAGATCCCCGATTGATCCCCAGAAAACCTGAACAACCCTGTGGATAAGACAAAAAAAAGCCCGGCCATCAATGCGATGCCGGGCTGTTTCATTTTTGGGCGTTATTTCCGGTTGACCGTAGCAGCCCAATTCCCCCGCAGGGTTTCCGAATCTCTCCGCTTGCCTCGCCACTCAGCATAGCCTGGGCCATCGAACGGCACCAACCGCAGTCGTCCGAAGAACTCAGCCACGAGCGCGGCGCATACCGACTGCTGCGGGCGCCACAGCGCGGGATCGCGTCCGTCCAGCGTCGCCCAGTCATCCAGCGACTCGTACCAGATCAGCGCGATTGAGGCGCCATCATGGGCTGTGCTGATCTGTTTTACGACGGCATCGATAGCCGCCTGCCGCCATTCGAGCAGGCCACCTATCTTTTTTTCGACATCGGACGGCACGGCGCGATTGCCAGCCTCCCAGCGCCGCCAGGCCTGTTCGCTGGTTCCGCTGATCATTGCCGCGGCCTCGGGCTGAGAGAAGAAAAGAAGGCGGCGAGCCGCCTCCAGTTGGCAAGGAATCATTTTGTGAAAAACCCTTCCTGGTGGGCTCCGGCGAGAAAGTGGCGGGCTGCGGGTTCGGTCTCGCCACCCCTGTACACCGAGCCGAGATTGCCGGAAGAAAACACCGTGCCGCGCGGCGTTCCGTTGATCATGCCTTCGATGCGGTAGCCGCCGCAGAAATAAAGGTCAGCCGGCTGGTCATAAACATCAATTGCCTCGCAGGCGTCCATCGGATGGATTTCCAGATCAACCTTGACCTGGCCATGGATGGTATTGAATAGGTGGGTTGCGAGTTTCATGGTGTAGCTCCTGAGAGTTCCGGCCTGGCCTGATTGCCTACCGTGTGAATTCATTATGGTTCGTTTTCGAACCGGAGTCAACGGTTTTTTCAAACTCCAGAAAACAAAACATAGAACTCCGCCTCGTCGATCACCTCGGCCCCGACCTCCTCCGCCCGCTCAAGCTTCTTCGGCCCGGCGTTTTTCCCGGCCACCAGGTGCGTCAGCCCCTCTGTCACCGACTGCCGTACCAGCATGTCTGCGCTGTGCGCCATGCCCTCAAGCCGCAGCTTGTCGGCCTTTGAAAACCCGGTAAAACATACCTCGATCATCCCCACATCGGCTTCGGCGTCGATACCGTCAAAACCTTCATCCTCATCGTCATCCCGCCCGACGGAAATACTTCCAGGATCATTCAGAGGATGCCGTCGAGCCGCTGCCGCCCAGGCCTTCGGCGCCAGCAGCTCGCCTGTTTCGCGGTCAAGCACCTTGCCGCGCACCCGGCCAATGACGAAAGTCCGTGTCGCATCCGCCTTGTGGCAATGCCCCTGGAAGTATTCACGGTCGACAGCCTCCACATCGACCCGGCGATGGCTGTCGGCGCCCTGTGCGTTGCGGTAATCGAATTCGATGTCAGCGATGGGGCATCGGCGTTCTGCCTTGTCATGCCAGCGCTGCAGATCTTCGTGCGGTTCGTCGCTTGCATCGTAGATCGCCTGCGCCGTCGGCGACAGCGCGAACCCGACAGCAATTGCCGGCACCGTATCTGTGGCCGCTGCTCCCGGCACCGGCTCCCGAAAAGCCATGATCACCCCGGCGACCAGCAGCCAGCCGGCCAGCGTCCACCCATTAACATCGCCGAGCAACATGAACGCCAGGATCACGCCGACCGCCAGCGCCCCGAATCCGGCGATAAAGTTCCGCGCCAGCCACCCCTTTCCGGCTGCAGCCAACTGGCGCGCGGTTCGGATCCACGTCAGCACGATGCACAACAGCACCGCCAGAACTCCGATTTCGTTCATTCCCAACCCCCGAGAAAATACAGGGGTCATAGTGTAACACTTGGCCTATTTGGCCAGCCGTACAGCCAAACACCTGAGAATGTCGGCATCCTCCTCGCTCAGGTTCATTTTCGATATTTCCAGAGCCAGGCGGTCCCTTGGCAAGTAAGCGGCAACATCCTGGCGAACGGACAGAGGCAGGCGCTCGCCGGTGAGAATGTAGATCACGTCGGCACCATGGCCGCGAAACAATTCCAACTGATCGGCGCGAGGGGAAGTTTTGTTCTCTTCGTAGTAGCGAACAACTTTTCTGTCGACGTCGAAAATATCGCCAAGATCGGCTTGTGACAAGGAAAGGCGGACGCGCTCCTCCCTCAATCGCTGGCCGATTGATGATTTTTCTTCCCTGTTGCCTGTTGACATGGGTATTTTTCACCCCTACGATGTGTAACACTTACTCAGAGATCGCATCATCCCCATGGAACCAATCAAGCGCAACCCCGACGGACTAGTCAGCAACAAGCCCATCGCCCTGCGGCTGATGCAGGCTGAATTGGCCGATGCCGATAAGATTTCCCGGGATCTCAATATCTCGAAGTCGCTGCTCGCACGTCAGGCCTATCTCGTCGGTCTCCCTATCGTTGTCTCCTCTGCTGCCGGCAACACCTCCCCCACCCCTCGGCTGGCGGCAGACTTTTCCGGCGGGGATGCTCCCCCCATCCCCGCCGGCCTTTCTTCGCAGACAGAATAGGGAGACGGGAAGAAATGGTCATGCAGCGCGCAACGCACCCCAGCCCCCTCGCCATCGTCCGCGAGCACATTGAAGCCTGGCGCCGGGAAAACCGATGGTCCCGCGAGACCGTCACTGATCAGTTCGTCCAGTCGCATATCCGCATCGGCGGGCCGACCTTCACCGAAATCCGCTTCGAGCCGCCGACCACCGACACCTTCGAACGCATGCGCGTAAATGCCGACAAGCTGTTCCGCTGGCTCGACGACAGCACCAAGGACAAGAACCTCCTACCCTTCAATTTCATCCTGTCCATCCTCGCCGGACTGCCGGAAGAACGCCGCGTGCTGCTGCTCAACGACCTGCTGGCGCCGCTCTGCCTGCATGTCGAAGCCGGCCACGACGACGACAGCGAGGTTACCCATGCCGAACTGGTCGAAACCTTCCAGGCCTTCGTCGATCACGGCGCCGCCGCCACCATCGCCGCCAGCCGGCTGCTCGATGGCATCCATGCCGGCGAGATCGAGCACGCCGAGAAGAAGCTCGGCCTGATCGCCTCAACCGTCAAGAAAGCGCGCGGCCTGATGGCCCGCCTGCGCAAAGGGAGAAAGGCATGAGCGAATTCAATCAATGGCGCGTCGTCTGCCCGCATTGCGGCGACACCTCCACCGTCCGCAGCTCAAAGCAGATGTGCGACACCGTCCGCGAAGCCACCGTCACCTGCGACAACCCGCAATGCATGCACAGCTGGGTCGCCCAGCTCGTCGCCGTCCGCACCATCGCGCCGTCCATCAACCCCAAGCCCGGCGTCTTTATCCCCCTCTCCCAGCGCTCTCAAGCCGCGGCACAGCAGGCAGCCAGCGCTCAAATGGAGCTTGGCATGGAACACCCGCCGCCCCGCCTGGCCACCGGCTGACGCCCTAGCCACCCCCAATTCATCCACCCGCCAGCACGCTGAAAACAGCGCGCAGGGAATTTTTTTGCCCAAATTTCGGAGCCAACCATGGCAACACAGACACCGGTCAGAGCAATAAAGGAAGCCAAGAAGATGGCCAGCGACTACGGCATGTTCGTCGTCGAGAAACCAGGCCGCTTCCTCCTCTACCGCCAGAGCACGCCGCGCAACGTCTATCTCGGCTTCCGCTCCGATGTCGCCGCCTTCCGCCGCTTCGTCGAAGCCTGTGCCTATAACAAGAACAAGAAGGCCGTGGCCAACTGATGAAAGACGAACTCCTCCCAGAAGTCCTGCGCCGCATCGAGGCCGACTTCAAGTTCAAAAAGGCCTCCGGTGGCTGGCTACAAGGTGGCACCTGCCCGAAGTGCAGCAAGAAGGAACTCTTCGCCAAAGCCGACAATCCGTGGGTGTTGAAGTGCGGCCGTTACAACAAGTGCGGCCATACGGTCTATGTCAAAGAAGAATACCCGGACATCTTCGACGACTGGTCGAAGCGCTACGTCCAGACCACCGAGGCGCCCAACGCGGCGGCCGACGCCTACCTGCGCAACGCCCGCGGCTTCGACATCGCGCCGCTCCAGGGCCTCTACACCCAGGAGTACTACCACGACCGCGACAAGAACATCGGCTCGGCGACGGTGCGTTTTCCCATCGCCAACGGCGGCTACTGGGAAAGGATCATCGACCAGCCAGAGCGCTTCGGCAAAAAGAAGGCGCACTTCAACTTTCACGCCAACTACCAGGGCACGGCCTGGGAACCGCCGATGCCGCAGCCGGATGACGAAATCTGGTTCGTCGAGGGCATCTTCGACAGCCTGTCGATGATGGCGCGCGGCACCTTCGCCGCCTCTCCGTTGAGCTGCAACAACTACCCCTACCTCTACCTGCAGGCCATCGCCGAGCGCTGCGTGCAGGCCGAAAAGAAGCGCCCGAAGCTCGTTTTCGCCTACGACGACGGCAAGGCCGGCTGCGACTACATGAAGCGCCACGTCGCCCGGGCCCAGGCCGAAGGCTGGGAGGCCAGCGCCGCCTACATCCGCTTCGAGAGCGGCCGCAAGCGCGACTGGAACGACTACCACCTGGCCGGCGGCATCACCGACGAGCTGATCGAGGACGCCCGCTACCGCGGCGCCCTGCTCACCGCCCGCAGCGCCGCCGACAAGGCCGGCATCATGTTTTCCCGCAAGACATGGAACTCGTTTTTCTTCGGCTTCGACAACCGCCTGTACTGGTTCGAGATCGACTTTAAAAAGCTCAACGAGGCCAAGACCGCCATCCGCGAAATGGCCGACAACGCCCAAAAGACCGACCAGCAGATCCTCGACATGGCGATGGAACAGTCCCGCTCGGTGATCGAGATCGCCAACTGTCTGCCCACCGCTCTCTACTACCAGTCCAGCGCCCTGACCGATGAGGCCTGGTATTACCTGCGCGTCGATTTCCCGCACGACGGCCCCAGCCTCAAGGCCGCCTTCAACGGCCGCCAGCTACGCGTCGCCGGCGAGTTCTCCAACCGCCTCATCCACGTCGCCCCGGGCGCCCTCTACACCGGCAACCAGCGCCACCTCGACCTCTGGCTCAAGTCGCAGATGTTCGGCATCAAGACGGTCGATTCCATCGACTTCATCGGCTACAGCAAGGAGCACAAGGCGTGGATCTTCGACAAGCTGGCCGTCGCCGACGGCAAGCTCATCGAGCTCAACGAAGAAGACTTCTTCGACATCGGCAAGCGCTCGGTCAATTCCCGCAACAAGACCGTCAACCTCGCCATCAATCCAGACCTCACCGAGTACGACGGAAGGTGGGCCAAGATCCTCTGGGACTGCTTCGGCCCCAAAGGCATCGTCGCCCTCGCCTACTGGCTGGGCAGCTTCTTCGCCGAGCAGATCCGCGAACCGCACTTCCACGAGTCCTACCCCTTCCTCGAAGTCACCGGCGAACCGAACGCCGGCAAGAGCACGCTCATCGAATTCTTCTGGAAGCTCTGCGGCCGCACCGCCTATGAAGGTTTCGACCCGGCCAAGTCCTCCGCCGCCGGCCGCTCGCGCAACCTGGTGCAGGTCTCCAACCTGCCCATCGTGCTCATCGAATCCGACCGCGACAAGGGCGAATCGGACAAACTCAAACAGCGCAGCTTCGACTGGGACGAGTTCAAGACCGCCTTCAACGGCCGCAGCGTGCGTAGCCTGGGCGTCAAGAACAGCGGTACCGACACCTACGAGCCGCCCTTCCGCGGCGCGCTGGTGATCAGCCAGAACGCCAAGGTCGTCGCCTCCGACGCCTTCATGCAGCGCATCGTGCACATCTGGCTCGAGGCAACGCCCGTCACCACCACCAGCCGCGCCCACTTCAAGGCGCTCACCGGCTTCCCGGTCAAGGCCTGCAGCGGCTTCATCGTCAAGGCCTGCAAGGCCGAGGCTGAGATCCTCAAGACGGTGGCCGAGCGCTACACGGATTACGTCGAGGCACTCGACCTCAACCCGCTGATCCGCCAGCAGCGCGTCAAGCACAACCACGCCCAACTCATGGCCCTGGTCGACGCCCTGCGCCTGATCGTCAATTTCAGCGATGACGCCTACGCCATGGTCATCAACGAAATCGTCGCCATGGCCATCGAGCGCCAGGAAACCATCAACGACGACCCGCCGGCCGTCCAGGAATTCTGGGACGTCGTCGACTACATCGAAGACCGCGACCAGGACAAGCCGCTGCTCAACCACAGCCGAAACGAGCACGAAATCGCCATCAACCTCAACGAGTTCATCGCCAAGGCCGACGCCTTCCGCCAGCCGATCCCCGACATGCGCGAGCTCAAGAAACAGCTGCGCCAGAGCCGCAACCGCCAGTTTGTATCCGCCAACGTCACCGTCAATTCGGCCATCACCGGCACTTCAAAGAAGTGCTGGGTCTTCCGCTGCGAAGACAAGGGCCGCAAGCGCGGCGACGACTGACCCGTATCACCGCATCACAACCAAGGAGATCTACCATGAGCAATACCATCGTCACCAGCCACAAGCTGCAGCGCCTGATCGGCGCCGCCGCCAATATCCAGAGCCTCATGCACGACGGTACCCTCACCGCCGCCTGGGGCGAAGGCGACGCAGACCAGGTCCACGCCGCAGTCACTGCCTTCGACGCGCTCACCGATGCAGCTGACAAGGTGCGCGCCGAGCAGAGGGCCGCCAGCCCGTTCCTCCTCTACCGCCGGGAAATCATGGCCGCCACGCCGGCCGGCATGGCCCTGCGCTTTCTGGTCATGTCGCTGTACGGCAGACAGGCCGTGCCACTGCGCGATCTGATCGAATACTTCGGCGACCACGAAAAACGCATCGCCATCGAATGCATCACCTGCTTCACCATCAACGGCGACCGCGACAGCCAGTTCATGAGTCTCGGGATTGAACTCGTCGAAGACGCCTGCAACGAAGCGAGCGAGGTGGCAGCATGAGCACCAGCAACCTCGACGGAAGCCGCGACACGGCCGCTGACCGCATGCTCTCCGACTGGCGCAAGGATCTGGTGGAAAGAAACGCCAGGATGAAGGCCGACCGCCCCGCCGGCGAAGCCGCCCTGCGCCGCCTGCTTCCTATCGCCCAGCGTGACACCGACCAAAGCGGCAGGGTCGCCCGCATCCTGCTCGGACTCTACAACGGCCACCGCTTCCCGCTCAACCTGACCAACCTGCGCAGCCTCGACGACGCCATCTTTGAAGACGTCATCGCTGTCCTCCGCATGGACGCCAACGCCTATCAGGAAGTGCACCTCTACTTCGAAAACGGCGGCCGGATATTCGAAAAGCTGGCTGACGACTGGGGCATGAACGAGAAAGCGAGGGAATCGTGAAAGTCCGTCACCTCATCGCATTGCTACAAGAAATGCCAGAGGACGCCGACGTCCTCGCTGAAACCATCCGATATGAAACCGGACAGCCAGAACTATTCGCAATCGAGCGCGTCGCCACGGCCGAATCGCCGGTCTACGGCACCGCCGTCGTCATCGAACTGGAGGACTGAACCATGCAGATCTTACCCGCTCACAACGTCAGCCTCGTCATCACCGGCCTCACCAACCTGGCCGACGAACTCGAACTGGCCGAAATGCCGCAATGGCACGCCGTAGCCAGCGCGGCCGCCTGCATTGAACACCTGCTGCACGGCGAAACGCCGACCGACATCGCTGACGTTACCGCCAGCCTCAAGGATCTGGGTATCAAGAACCCTGGCGTTCGGCGCTGCGGGCAATTCACCTTCCTGCTAATTGACCTGTCTATCACCATGATCGACGCCATCCGCCTTGGCCTGCTCGACATCCAGCCAAAGCTAGAACGTCCAAAAATCCAGCCACTCTGGATCGGCATCGACATGGCCAAGCCCGGCAAGGACACCACCGTCTTCCGCGGAGACTGCCATGCGTAAGCACTGCAAACGCACCGTCCGCCGCCAGGTCGCGCCCACCCTCGTCGCCTACCTGCTCAATCCGGAAGTCAGCACTCAGGAGCGCCTGTCCGTCGTCGCCATCCGCAGCGGCTATGCCACCACCGCCCACTTCGACGTTCTCGCCGACTGCCGCGACATGCTTGCCCTCGCCGCCGCCGAGAAAAACGACAGCCAAACCATGACCATCTGCGAACTGGGCTTCATCGCCCTGCAGAACATCAAGGAGCGCTACCTCGAACGCCAGCGCATCGGCGCCAGCGGTGACGAGCTGCAAGCCCTGCAAGCCCTCGTCGACATCTCCGAAGACTTCTGGAAACGCCAGTCCGGTGCCCTCTTCATCGACGCCGAAGCCGCCCTCGGCAAGGCCCGCGCCGAATACCGCGAAAGGAAAGCCGCATGACCGCCCTCGCCCTCTTCGCCGCCACCTTCTTCCTGGTCCTCTTCCTCGGCCTGCAAAGCCTCAACGTCAACGGCGGTCACAAGCTGCTCGCCGCCATCACCAGCCTCGGAATCAGCACCGCCAACATCGTTGTCCTAAAAACCATGCCCGGCCCAACCGGCCTCATGGAAGTCGCCGCCTACTGCCTCGGCGGACCGGCCGGCATCCTCGTCTCCATGGTCATCCACCCGTGGATGGTCACCAAGTTCGGGAGAAAGCAATGACCACAGAAAACATAGCCAAAGCCTTCAACATCGATCCGGCCACCATTGAACTGGTCAACTCCACGGTCAACCGGAAAAACGAGCCAAAAACGGAAAGCTGCGACTGCCTCAACGACTGCGGCGACGACCCAAGGCTGGACAGCGGCAAGGTCGACTACTGCGACTACCACAAGAAACGCATCGCCATGCTCGCCATGATCGAACGGATCCACTGGCTGAAGCCCGCCGACCGCCTTCCCGACGCCGACGAAACCGTCATGATCGTCACCCCGACCCATGACGACCCCGTCTGGCTCGGCTACTACGACGGCACCACCTGGATAACCGTCGAAGGCCTCCCCCTCGCCGACAACGCGGTCACCGAATGGGCACCCATGCCGCGAGGCCCGCAATGATCAACCATCGCGAAATCCGCCACTTCCACATGTGCGGCGCCATCGGTGGCGGCGCCAAGGGCTTCAACCGCGGCCAGGCGCGCGTCGGCAACCTGGTCGCCAAGTTCCGCTGCCTCGGCTCGGTCGATGTCGACGCCGCAGCCAACCGCGACTTCCAGCGCCTGGTCGGCGTGCCGGCGACGACGCTGGACCTCTTCGACCGCGACCAGTACCTCGCCTTCCACGGCAAGGAACCGCCGGCCGGCTGGCGCGAGGCCACCCCGGCGGACATCCGCGCCGCCGCCGGCCATGAGTTCCCGCACATCGTCTTCACCAGCATGCCGTGCAAGGGCTTCAGCGGCCTGCTCAACGAGACCAAGAGCAAGACCTCGAAATACCAGGCGCTCAACCGCCTGACGCTGCGCGGCATGTGGCTGATGCTCGAAGCCTTCGCCGAGGATCCGCCCGAGCTGATCCTGTTCGAGAACGTCCCGCGCATCGCCACCCGGGGCCGCCACCTGCTCGACCAGATCAACAGCCTGCTGACCTCCTACGGCTACGCTGTCGCCGAGACCACCCACGACTGCGGCGAACTCGGCGGACTGGCCGAGAGCCGCAAGCGCTTCCTGCTCGTCGCCCGCCACATCGCCAAGGTGCCGCCCTTCCTCTACGAACCGGAGAAGAAGCGCCTGCAGGGCGTCGGCACGGTGCTCGGCCGCATGCCGCTGCCCGGCGACCTCACCGCCGGCCCCATGCACCGCGTGCCCAACCTGCAATGGAAAACGTGGGTCCGCCTCGCCTTCGTCGAAGCCGGCAGCGACTGGCGCAGCCTGAACAAGCTGGCGGTCGACAACGGCCACCTGCGCGATTTCCTGATCGTGCCGGAATTCAACCGTGGCTACCTCGGCGTCAATCGCTGGGACGAGCCGGCCGGCACTATCACCGGAAACACCAGGGCCACCAACGGAAACTTCTCCGTCGCCGATCCGCGCTTCCCGGCCGGCGGCGAATACGGCCAGCTCGGTGTCCGCGCCTGGGACGAACCGACCGGCGCCATCACCGGCCAGCGCAGCCCCATCCAGGGCGGCTTCTCGGTCGCCGACCCGCGCCACTTCGGCCCGGCCAAGCACAGCAACGAATTCCGCATCGTGCCCTGGCACCAGAACGCCCAGACCGTCACCGGCGCCCACGGCACCGGCCAGTGCGTCGCCGACCCGCGCCGCGCCGGCGACGGCTTCGGCAAATACCTGGTCACCCCCTGGGACAGCCCCTCCGGCGCCGTCATTTCCGGCAGCACCACCGGCCAGGGCGCCTACGCCGTCGCCGACCCGCGCACCGGCCTCGATCGCGCCAAGGGCGACCACTACCTGACCGCCGGCCACTACGGCGTCACCCCGTGGGATAGCCCGAGCGGCGCCGTCTCGGCCGCCGCCGGACACGACAACGGCCGCTGGTCCGTCGCCGACCCGCGCATGCCGGAACAGACCGACAAACTGGTCGCCCGCATCCGCGCCCTCGACGGCACCTGGCACCGCCCCTTCACCACCCTCGAACTCGCCGCCCTGCAAAGCCTCGTCGATCCCGAAGAACACCTCGAACTCGACGGCCTCAGCGACAGCGACTGGCGCGAACGCATCGGCAACGCCGTCCCGCCCGCAGCTGCCGAAGCAATCGCCGGCGTAATGGGCGTCACGCTGCTGCTGGCGTGGTCAGGCGAGACTTTCCTGCTCTCGTCCATGCCCATCTGGGTGCGGCCGGTAGCGATGGCACTGAGCGTTGCACAGGGAGGTGCAGCATGAGCGACCTCTTCTATCTGCAGGACAGCCGCGGCTTGACTGGCGAAAATATGATGTTTTGGGCTTTCGGCGGTGGATACACCTCTGATATTCGCCAGGCGGAAGTTTTCTCTAAAGAGGCCGCCGTTCGTCAGCACCAAAGCCGAGAGTCCGACATTCCTTGGCCTGCTGAGTACATCAAAGGCCGCTTTTACACGCCCGTTGATATGCAGCACTTACGGCACGCCGATGGCAACAGCAGGGATGTGGCTTTTTACGAACAAGTTCCAGGTCGCTGGATCGGCAACGACTGTCTGTGGGTTTATGGCAGCACGGAAACAACTGATCTACGGCTGGCCAGCGTGTTCGCCAGTCTGCAGCCGGGGTGCGTGATGTGGCCTGTTGAAGAAATTCAGAAGCTGGCGAGGCCGGCAGTGCGGGCTAGTGACGTTTCGATAAAGGAAGCGCTGGATGGATCTGGAATCGTTATCAACAAACCCAAGCGCACCAAACGCGAAGTGTTCAACTGCCACCAGTGCGGACGCTTCATAAGCGAGGACCAGCGTTTCTTTGACTGCCCGAACTGCGGCGCGGAGAACCGGCCATGATCGCCCTATCCATCCGCCAGCCCTGGGCCTGGCTCATCCTAAACGCCGGCAAGGACATCGAAAACCGCGACTGGAAAACCCCCTACCGCGGCCCCTGCCTGATCCACGCCTCGAAGTCGGCCACCAAGCAGGACTACCAGGACGCCATCGACTTCATTAACTGCCGCCTTGACCACCCGATTATCGAAGTCCCGCCCATCGACCAGTTCGACCGCGGCGGCATCGTCGGCATGGTCGACATCGTCGGCTGCACCGACACCTCCGACTCCCCCTGGTTCGTCGGCGACTACGGCTTCGTCCTGCGCAACCCGAAACCCTTGCCCTTCACCCCCTACAAAGGCCGCCTCGGCTTCTTCAACGTCCCGGAGATCAAACCATGAGCCAAGCAATCTACCCGGCCACCCTGGCCGCCATGACCGCCAAGCGCGCCGGCGAAAAATACCGCCCCAGCAACGGCACCGAAGGCGACCTCTTCTTCGCCGCTTGGTGCGGCAAATGCCAGCGCGACAAAGCCATGCGCGAAGGCTGCGCCATCGAAGAGTGCGACGACAGCGAACGATGCGACCTCATCGCCTCCACCATGATGTTCGACATCGACGAACCGGGCTACCCGACCGAATGGCAATACGACAAAACCGGCCAGCCCAGCTGCACCGCCTACATCCCCGCCGGCGACCTGCTCCCACCGCAACGCTGCGAGCACACCCAGGACCTGTTCGCATGATCGCGACAGGATTTAACGCTTAGGTAAGCGGCCGAGCGGCGTAGCCGCGAAGGTCGCGCTTGACCGCCGTGTTCGGCGGCGCTTTACGGACAAGGAGAACGAAATGGAACACATGGAAATAGTGGATATGAGCACCGAAGAGGGACGCGCAACGGTTGAGGAATACGATCGCGACAAGGCCGAGACGGTGCGCTTTGGGCAGCAGCTTTTCGCAAAGATCAAGCGCAGCAGCAAGTATTACAACCAGAACGAATGGGCGGAGGCCGAACCGAAACGCTGGGGAGGATTTCCGTTCAAGGTGCGGGTCGATCCGACCTACGGCGAATACTGCATTCAGGGCGGCCCCGGCGGGCAATACCGGCTGGCCGACGTGAATCTCTTCGTTGTCGAGGGCGGCCGCGAGCTGCGGATTTCGTGACGCCGAACGCTGGCGGTAACGCGACTGAGCGTAGCGAAGGTCGCGTTGACCGCAATGTTGGACGGCTGACGCCACCATGCTGATACCACTTGTGACCTTCGAGGAAATTGACCTGGCGGCGGCCAATGAGTGCTTGGCCGCCTGGGGCCACAAGATGGGGCCGCTTGAGCGCGGGAACAAGGCCGGCGTTCACTACGCACTGTGCCACGACGGGCGGCCGGTGGCGGTGGCGATGACCTCGACGCTGATTCGTGAGCGGGTAGGCGGTGGATTGGGACACCTGACGCGCGAGAATGCCTGCGAGCTTTCGAGGCTTTGCGCCGAGCGCGCCGGACTCTGCCGGGTTGCACTGCGGCTATGGCGGGAGTTCGTTTTCCCGGCGACGGGTTACGAGTATGCGATCAGCTACCAAGATGCGGACATTCACAACGGGAACACCTACCGCTTCGACGGCTGGACGCGAGAGGCGTTTTCTCGCAGCGGAACCGACAGCCGGAGTGGCCGCCGGGGAAGAAACAAATGGATATGGGTATGGCGCAACCCAAAGGCGCCCAACGCTTAGGTGATGGGCCGAGGCAACGCCAGTTGCCGAAGGTCCAGCGCGAAGCGCGACATCGACCGGAGTGTTAGAAGGCTGCGGTCAACAAGGAAAAGAGGTGAAAAAATGGGGCAAGCAAAACAACGAGGAACGTTCTTGCAGCGCAAGGTCGAAGGTGAGGCAAGACGTATTGCCGAAGAACTGCGCCGCCGGGAAGAGGAAGCGGCGCGCGAGGCGGCATTGACGCCAGCACAAAAAGAAGCGCGCCGAAAACTGCAAATGGCGATTGGGTTTGTGACGGCCATTACACCGCCAGAAGTGCTGGCGGCTGCGAAATTCGGAAGGGCATTGTTTTGACTTCTAACTTGAATTCAACGACACCCGATGTCGCGCCACCCGGCCGCGATGTCGCTTAAGACAAACCGAATCTCCGGAGGACAGCACCATGCCTGCCGTTATTGAAAAAAACGCGACACACGAAACCGCCAAACGCGACATCGTTCCGGTGGCTCAACAGCCCCGCCTGCTCGACCAGGTTCGGGCCCGCATCTGCGTCCTGCACTACAGCCGGTCGACCGAGAAAACCTACATCCACTGGATTCTCGACTTCATCCGCTTTAGTGACCGGCGCCACCCGAAAGATATGGGCGCGCAGGAAGTTGAAGCCTACCTGTCGCACCTGGCTACCGACCGCGATGTCGCTGGCGGAACGCAGAACCAGGCCATGCATGCCATCCTGTTTCTCTACAAGCAGGTGCTCGGCATTGACCTACCCTGGCTGGACGGCGTCACACGAGCCAAGGAAAGCAAGCGCATTCCGACCGTCCTGACGCAGTCTGAGACACGGGCGCTACTCGATCAGACCAGCGGACTGCCCGGACTAGTCATCCGCCTACTCTACGGTACCGGCATGCGCCTGATGGAAGGCCTGCGCCTGCGAGTCAAGGACATCGATTTTCACGGCCGTGCTATCACCGTCCGTGCGGGCAAAGGAGACAAGGATCGCATCGTCCCGCTGCCGGAATGCCTGATCGAACCGCTTAAGGCCAGGCTCGACGAGCGGCGAAAGATGCATGACGTCGATCTCGCCAAAGGCATGGCCGACGTCGAACTGCCGCACGCTCTTGAACGGAAATACCGCAACGCCGGCAAGGAGTTCGGCTGGCAATACATCTTCGCCGCTGCCGACTACTCGACCGACCCGCGCACCGGCGTCATCCGCCGCCACCACCTGCACGAAAAGACTATCCAGCGCCACGTCAAGGAAGCCGCCCGGCGCGCCGGCATCCTGAAACCGACACACCCGCACACCCTACGCCACAGCTTCGCCACCCACCTGCTCGAATCCGGTGCCGACATCCGCACCGTGCAGGAACTGCTGGGCCACGCCGACGTCTCGACAACGATGATCTACACCCATGTTCTCAACCGCGGCGGCCGCGGCGTCATCAGCCCGCTGGATAGGATCTGATCATGCCCGCCATCGACAACGATTCCCTGCTGGCCATCACCTCCGGCCTGCTCTACCTGGCCATCGTCTGGCAATGACCTCCTACGCCGCCCAGAAAGGCCGCGCCGCGCCAGTAGCAAAATCCGCGACGGATACTTTGCCACCACCCCTTACCGAGGTAGCTGAAGCCAGAATAGAGGCCAATAAGGGGTTCGTGCTCAATCACATGCCCGAGCTACTGCAGACCATCCGAGCATTGCACGCGGATGGAATGATCGACGGATGGCGTTCGGTGTTGCTGTGCACGCTGCTTGACGAATCGGGTAATGAGTAGTTTCCTGACAACCGCCGAGATTGCGGACCTGACGGATCGCCAGTTGCCGAGCAAGCAGATTGCCTGGCTGGCCGAAAACCGCTGGAAGTTCGCCGTCTCGGCCGCCGGCAGACCGAAGGTGGCGCGGTCATTCTATGATTTCATGCTCGGGACAGCGACGAAAGAACCCGACGAACAACAAGAACCTGATTTCTCTGGCTGGGTGAACAAGCATGGTGGGGCGACGGAAAAGCAATCTGGAACTCGGCATGAGCCGGCTCTACGTCTACGAGGGAAAACGGACGACGACCTATTACACAATCGACCGCCACAACAAATACATCAACCTCGGCAAGGACCTTCGCTCAGCCAAAAAACAGCTGCTCGAGCTGGAAGGTGAAGCGCCAGAACCCGGTACCATCGCCGACTACCTGGACGACCTGATCAAGGCGCGCTGGAAGCTGGTCGCGAAAAAGAAACTGGCCACTCGCACCGTCGAAACGAACGAATCGGAGGCAGAGAAGCTAAAAGACTTCTTCGGCAATATGAAGCCGGAGGCCGTCAAGCCATCCCACGTCTGGCTCTACCTGCACAAATACCGCGGAGCCGAAAGCCCTGTCCGCGCCAACCGCGAAATTGCCCTTTTATCGACCCTGTTCAACGGCCTGCTCGGCGCCGGTATCGTCGACAGAAACCCGTGCGTCGGCGTCGAGCGAAACACCGAGACCCCGCGCGACAGACTGGTCAGCGATATAGAGTTCAAATCATTCCTGAAATACTGCTGGCGCCACGGCGACGCCGGCCGCCGCATCGCCCTGGCCGGCTACATCGCCTACATCACCGGCAAGGCCCAGGGCCAAATCCTGAGACTCAACCGGGGCCAGCTAACCAAGGACGGAATCGCGTTCGCCAAACGCAAGCGCGGCGCCGAAACGCTAGTCCTCTGGACCCCGCTACTGCGCAAGCTGATCAAGGCCTCGATAGACATGCCATGCACCATCGATCCGCTCTACGTCATTCACAGCCAGGCCGGCACACCCTACACGACATCGGGATTCAAGGCCCTGTGGCATCGCCGCATGGGCGAATGGTGCGCCCTCGGCCACGAACGCTTCACCTTCCACGACCTTCGCGCCAAAGCCGTCACCGACATGACCGAGCAGGGCCGAAAAGCCAGCGACCTAACCGGCCACCGCCAGGAATCAACCATCGCCAGCGTCTACGACCGCCGCCGAGTCCGAAAATCCCACGCCGTGAAGTAA